AAAGCCGAAATTAGTCCCGAATTTTTGTTTAAGCTGATCTAAATTATAAGTTCCCTTTGTAACTATCTCATCTCCATGAATATTCGATTCTACAACTGAAATTGTTCCTGAAGAAGGATCAAAATTAGTTACTACTGCAACATGCCCCCAATCTGAATCTGTTTTTACTCCTAAAGGAATAACAAGCTTATCACCAACATCTGGAATACGGTTTAAATTTCCCTGTGCATCAGGACGTATATCAGCTACTCCTATTTTGCTTGCCCAGGAATCTCCAACCTTTTTCCCAGTAGAAATATTATTGGCATAATGGCCACATTGACCTCCTTTTTCTCCAACTCCAAAAATTTTATCAAAATCAGCATTTGGAACAAGATTATTACCCGCTGATTGATATCCAGCAGGAGTATTGCTCATGTAATTTTGAGCCACACTAGTTGACCCTCCGGCAATAACCTGCCCAGTACTTGGATCAAAAACCGAAGTTTCTCCGGTAACTGGATTGAATTGAAGAGTATATTTTGTTGAAGCTGCGATACCCTGAAGAGTAGTTTGAGCTTTAACTTCTCCAGTTGTTTTGTCGACTCCAACAACCGTAACATTCCCGGCGTTATCGGTAGTTGTTTGAATCTGAAGATTTTCAGCTTGAGCTTGTTTTTTAAGATTTTGAAGTTGTTGAAGTGCAATATCAATAGGATAACCAGCTTTTTGCTCTAAGGTTTGAAGCTGAGTCTGCTGCTCGGGTGTTAACTCAGCATCACTTTGCGCAAAAGTTGTAAGGACGTCCTTTAAGACAGCTCTAGCGTCGTCTTTTTGCTGTGCTTGAACTTGCCGAGCTTGTACAGCTGCCGTTTGAGAAATTTCATATCTTTGGTCAAAAGAAGTCTGATTAATTTGAGCCACATTCTTTTTATAGCTTGCAGCTGCCTCGTTAATAGCATTTTCTTTTTCAACTTCAGACATTTCACGGTCATCCTGAATCTTAGTAACATATTCAAGATATTTGTTGTAATTTTCCTGGACTGCTGCTTGTTTTTGAGTCTCAATTTTATTAAGATTTTGGTAATAGTTATCAGTTACTCCCTGAATTTGAACTGAAATCTCCTGATCTGCAGTATCTTTTTGAAAAACTAAATTATTAATTAAACGGTCATTTTGTAAAGTAAGGTCTTGAACTTCTTTATTTTTTGTACGACTACCAAAACCTCCCAAAGCTGCCAAAGTAGACTCTTCTTGAAGAGTTCTCTTTGTATTGTTCAGTTTTTGTTCAACAATTTGGTCATTATAAGCTTGTTCTGTTCGCTTTCGTTGAAGATCATACTCAGCTTTTGCTTTATTATAAGCAATTTCGGCATCTCTACGTTGAATATCAGCCCCCATATCAAGAGCTTTATTGCGAGCTTCGAGAGCCGTACCTTGTAATAATTCAAGTCTTGCAAGATTTGCTTGCTCAGCATTATAGCGGTCTGTAGCACTTTGCGTTAAGGCATCCCGATAATCACTTTCTCCTGCTATATTAGCATCTTGAAGTTTCTTTGCTTCATCAAGAGCTGTTTGGGAATCAGCTTTAATTTGATCTGCATCCGAAGTTACATTCTGAGGGGTTATACTAGGAATTTGTGCAGAATCAGTAGGCTTGGTTGTTTGAGCAGGCTGAGAAATAGGCTGTGCAGTAGTTGATTGAACAGAATTAACTGGAGCTTGAACTTGAACTAACGGGAACGCATCAGGATTTGTTTCCGGAGTATAAGTTGGCCCTTGACCAGAAGCACGTTTCAAATAATTTTGATAAGCTTGATCTGAAGTAAAAGCTTCACGAGGAGAAAGGCCATTTTGAGTGGAAGCTTTTGCTAAAGCCTGTTGCTGAGGAGTAGCGGTTGGCGAAACAGGAGGTAAAGCTGAATTGTTTTTTGCTGGGGTTGTTGTACTGGTACTTAATTTTGGCAAAGGCGTTACCTGTCCTAGTGCAGAACTTGTAGAAGGAGTTGGGGCAACCGTAGGTAAAGCTGTATTCTTAGTACTTGCTCCGCTTGCGAGCCGTTTAGCTGCTAAATCTTGTATTGCTTGTGAAGCCATAAATTACCCTTTAAAAATTAATAAAAAGTCGATACTGTCGTTATGAACTGTTCCGACTAAAGTCCAACTTAAAACAATATTTGTGCCGTCGATTGAAGAAACAGTCGCACTTTGAGTCCCCCCATCTCCCGATAGAATATGGATTAATTCATTTGGAGTTTGGCCTCCTCCAGCTACAAAAGCTCCAGCGGATGTTTTAGATGTACTGAAAATTGAGTTTGCCGTACCGTTCCAAAATCCTTGCGATTCACAAAGATTAGGATTTGCACCACTGTCTCCATATCGTGCAAAAACTGTTACTTCTACGGGAGTTGTTGCCAGTCCATGAGCTATTGTCTGAGTTCCACTTGCAGTATTTCCATTTCTTGAAGATATTTTAGAAGAAGAATTCGCAGAAGATAAAGGAGGGATTGCAGATTTTATGCCAAGTGTTTGAGAAGAATCGAATACCAAAGTTTGACCATCTGTTCCATGGAAACGGTCAATAATACCTGCTGCAGTAGCAACAATAAGATCACCTTTGGTAGTCAAAAATTGATAAGGACTTGTGGTACTTAAAATTAAAAGATTTGTACCATCATAAACAAGTTCAACAATAGAATTAATTAACAAATCTCCAGAAGCTACATCGGTTCCAGTAAATTTCTTTATAGTTTTTGCACCAAGTCCATTCACATTCAAAGTAGATGCTCCAGTATTTGTGGCATTCATCTTTATGAAAAATCTTTGGCCAGCGACATAGGCAGTTAATGCTGGTGTTAAAGTCAAAGTATAGGCCGTAGTTCCACCGCCCGTAGTCCCGAAATTGAAAGCGCCTTTTTGATTTGTAACCTGGAGAATATCCGGAGAAGCAAATAAAGGCGCGGTAGTTCCACCAGCCGCAGTTCCATTATCAAGCTCAGCTTGAGTAGCTTGTTCTACTTTTCCTGCAACCGTTGTGCTGGCATTTGGCCCAGCTGCAGCCACATCATCTACATATTTTTTATTGGCAATATCAGCCTGTGCGACTGGAGCGGCATTGGTTTTTGTTTGTGCTCCATTTTCAAGAATAACAATACCTGATCCTTTTGCTTGAAGTTCAAGATTAATATTTGTATCATCTCCAGCCGTGGTTACAATGACATTATTTGCCGTAGCGGCATTCTGGACTGACAATTGGTTTACAGCACTTCCAGTAGCAGGAGTATCAATAGACTCATTTCCACTGGCATCAAGCAGACCAGCCGTTTTAAATTTATTTTGAAATAACCAAACTCCTGTAATGGTATCGTTTTCATCAATTCTAGGTTTATCAGTGTCATAATTATGATGAGTTGTCATTTCGAGACTCTCATTTGCATTATGAACCTTCTGATTACCAGCTATGTTTGTAAGCGTGAGCGCTGTTTGTGAAAGACCTCGGAGGCTTATAGTAATAACATTCCCCGCTACATTCGTATAATAAACATCCTCGGTATTTGACTGATCTTTCCCGATTGTTAAAATTCCCTGTGTTCGAGTAGGAGGTACACTTGCAGCGGTCATACTAAGAGCTGATCCGCTTATTCCTACTGAAAGACTATCTTTATATCGTGTTTGTGGGTATTGCATAAGTTTGGGTTAAATATCAGCTCGCTTATAATTTTCATTTTCATCAATTAGCTTTAATAAAAGCTGTTCAGTAACAACTTTTCCAGCATCGATATCAGCCAAAATGCCTATCGCAAAAAGGTTTGATCTGCGATCAACTGAAATAAGTTTCTCAATTCGATACATAGCAATTTCTTCTCCTGTATCTGTTGGCGTACCACCCCAAGGCGCTTCACCAAATTGAGCTTGACCCCATTCACCATCGTTAATTGCTGAAGCTAAAGGGACTCCACTTGCTTCAGGAGATGGTAAAGGATAATCAGAATAAACGCTATACTTGCCATCTCTATAAAGTCTCAAAGTTGCTCCCTGTTGATAACTAAATTGACCTCTAAAATAAATATAACGTGCTCTTTTAAACGTATCAGGACGGCCATCATCCATAAAAGGTGTATAGGCCTGAAAAGCAAATTCTGCTCCATTAAACGTGAATCCTGTATCATCTAAGAAGGCTTGCCCAGTAGAATCTTCTCCATAAACAATATATCCTTTCCAAACAACATTAACGTTGACAGCTTGACCACGATCAATCGAAAAACCACCAGTATTATAGTCAAAAATAATCGTGAAATTGTTTGTTGGTGAACCTTTGGTTTTTAGATTCAATTTTACAACACGTTTATTGTAAATCATTACAGGATTATCTTGTTCAGCTTCAAGCAAATTCATACTTCTTTTAATAATTTCTGAAAGAGCTTTAGTTCTTGGATCAGTACCTAAATTCCGTTCTGTTCCAAGGCTTCGGATTTCATTTGAAGCTGTAATAAACCAAACATCATTTTCAATTACAAAAGTTGATTTCTGATTGACTGCTCCGCCTGTCCTGGAAATTTCTTTTGGATTATTGCCATCAATTATATCTTGACGAGTATGTTGAAAAAGAGAATATAAAGACCAATAATAAATTGAGTCATTTAATACCCGAACCGCTTTTAAAAACGTATTTTTAGCTGCTGTAAAATACGTTGCGCCAGTCGTAGTATCAAAATTTTCAACTTTATAATGATCAGCCGGGCTCGTAGAAGGTTGTGACATCAAAATCATGCCCGTGAAAGAAGGATCACCTATTACCACAAGCCTTTCAAGATATGCTTCAATGCCAATACCTTCCGAACTTCCATCAATTACTGTAAAACTGGTTGTTATTGAAGAAGCTTTTGTGAAACTTGAATATGTTAAAGTCGCATCGCCTGTACCACCTCCTGCCAAATCTAAAGTACCTGCTGCAGCTGGATCGGTCACTGTAATTTGACGTTTCATTGTGACTGTACCAGCTCCGGCCACAATATTAGTGGCAATTACAACAAATTGTGAACCGGCTGCATTTTGATAAACTGCATTGATTGATGGAGTCGTTACGATTCCCGCAACCGTAAAAACAAAATCTATACCACTGAAAACTTTTCCAACCCCATTCCCATTTTTATTGGTATCTCCGACGACATATAAAGCATTTCCATAAACTACGCCATCAGCATAAGAATCTTGAATATTCGGCCATACAGTTGAAATGATGTCCCATACTTGTGTTGCTTCATTGAATTCATAAAAACTTCTATTATAGAATCCAATCAATTTATTATATTCAGTCGTTCCATCAAAATAATTATATTCATAAGTACCTTGGAATTTTGTTCCTCCAACTAAAAGATCTCCCAAAGCTTGAAATCCGTTTTTAGAACTTAAAACTTTCCCAGCAAATCGAGCATTCTGGGCAAAATAAAATTTATCTTCAGGCACAGCATTGGATTCTTCATAATTCTCCATGCCGGTGAAAAATTTTAAATTTTTAGTACGTAAACCTTTTTCCATATTTAGGCTGTATAACGAGATTTTTTATAAGGAGTTGATGGTTTCGGAACTAATTTATATTTTCGATCCTGTTTAGTTTTTAAAGCCATTTTGGGGTTAGGTTTTTTTGTCATTTTCATTATTCTTGATTGTTAGGGGAAATATCGAGTTTGTAATTAATAAGAGCTAAATTTTGATCTATTTGTGATTTCCATTTAATGAGAGGAGTTAATTGATCAAGTTGAAACATAATTTTGACAGCAATAGCTGTTATGGTAATAATCCCTATTAATATTCCCCAAGAAACATAGATCTGATTTTCATTCAATAATGTAAGGGTTTTTGGAGACATCAGCGTGAAAGTGAAAAAGTACCGTAAACCGAAGGTCTACGTTTGTTATTAACGTCTTTAACGCGTGTATTTTTAAATGCTATATACTGAGAAAGAGCCTCTTTATATTTAGATTCCCACCAATCCCAAGAGGTTCTATAAGCATCAGAAGCAGCTATCTTCATGGCAGCTCCATAAACTAAGATAGGTATTCTCCAGCTATTCGGAATAAGAGACGGTTTATCTGTGTCTGCGCTTAAAGGAGTAACTTTTTGTGTATAAATCATCAAGACATCGGCAACTACCTGAGTTCCTCCGATAGTAGATTGACGTGAAAAAATTAAATTACCTTTATAAATTGAATATGAATTTGGATAAAAATTTATTGCAGTAATCAGGTTCTCATAAGCCATAAACTGCTGAGGAATACCGTTTACATCCAAATACTGAATAGATTCAGATTCAATATCAGAAGCTATGCTAGAGAGCGGATATAGTTGCCTTACTACTTCTCCTGAATAATGAATTATATCAATGCCAGAGACACCCGTCAGCGTGGTTGTACCATTATTCCCTGTATATGTCGCGATTTCACTCAAAAGAAGAACCTTTGCACTTGTTCTAAAACTACTTGAGTCTTGTAAAATAAGACTTGTAGCTCCAACCGCTGCATCCGCATCTAAAATAGTGTCATTTGCAAGATTAAATGATATATCATTCTCTCTCGCTGATTGTTTCATGCGCTGATCATTGAAAGCCTCAGCGTAAACCATATTTATGGTATCTTTTACAAGTTCAACTGGCACAGCTTCAGAGCCTGTGGACTCAGGCTCTCTAAGTTCACGTAAAGTCAGGTTTTGTAATGCCTGAAAATCTATATCTGATCCAAAGTAAGATGTTCCCATTATTATTAAATATTAAATTATACTGGACGCATGAAATTCATAACTCCACTTAAAATAGAATCAGACACAGCGCCGCTTTCTTCATTAAAAATATATGTTGGCCCGATCAATCCTGGCCATTGTGCTACTCCAGCATAATTTTGAGCTCCCAATACTAATGGAGCTGTTGAATCCGCTAAACCATAATATGGCGCAAATGCCTGAACTGGCCCCCCATTTGCTGGATCACGGTAATCTTTTGCTTCAATATACAAATTTGTTCCTTGAGGTGGAGCACTCCAGCCATCGCCCTCTTGCCAAATTCCATCGATGTAAAATTCCCATCTATGTGATAAATCTTCTCCTCCACTCCCTACATAATTTGTTTTTGAAGAATCCCATCGAAGTACATAAAAATGCCATAAACGAGGATCAAATAAACCATTTCCAAAGTTGGCTTTTGCACGACCGGGGAGATTTGGCGTGTTGCCAACATCAGCGAAACTTCCAAGAAAAGAGATGTTTGATGAGAATTTTGCTCCGTTTAGAGTTGCATCAAGAGGGTTATACCAGAGAACAAAACGATTATTAGTTGGTAAAGTTCCGCCATATCCTTCAGGAGCTTGACTCCACAAATAAAGTTGGCTTGCTGTCAAAGCTCCTTTTGCCCAAACTGCATAAGTACCTTTTTGCAAAAATCGTAATGCTGTATCCGGTGACATAATTGCCCAGCATGATTGCAAACCTGCTCCAGATTGAGAAACATCCCAAACAGCCACTCCATTTGAAGCAGCCGTAAGAACAGGCTTACTTGGAGAATTTGTATCGGTAAATGAATTGGTTTGTGTAGCTTGTGAAGCCCAAGCACGATTTCCGCCTCCTAAACTAGTAACACCTAAACTTGGAATCCAAATTCCTCCGGCCATGAGCTGAGGCACCGTACGAGGATCAATAGTCCCTTCAGCTGTTCTTGCAGCTGCCACTGTTCTTATCCTATTTAAAGGAGAACGAATTGTACCATGTAACCTAACTCGTGATAAGATTGATCGACTCATATTAAAATAATTAATTTGGTTCAGTTCCCACAACAATCCTATCGGCCGCAGAAGTAACAATCGTACAGTCAACAGTAAACCCAAAATTCAATGGATTCGAGCCAGCTGGAGTACCAACGGGAAGGATTAATTTTGTGACTCCGTTATCACTAAAAGTCACTGTTCCAGTTAAAACAGATTCGATAAAAATCATTCCTAATGATCCGCCGCCGCTTACAACTGTAGTCGTTGTTGCTGTAGTAATTCTGGTTGGAGTAAGAACTCGTGATGTTCTCATGCGACTTAGAGATTGAGATGCTCCCTGGAACTCACCGGATATAAGCGAATTCAAATTTGTCTGCAAATTTCCATTTGCATCTGCTTCTGCAGGCCCCCCCTGTCCATCTGTACGAGCAGTAGGAGAAGTATGATAAATTGCCCACGGTAAACTATTTGTAAATCCTGTTAAGGTTGTTGTGGGTGTTGTTTGTCCAGATCTAATTCGATCCCAAGTTGTTCCATTATAAGATGATAAAAGTGAATAAGTCACAAGGCCAGACTGGGAATTTGTTAAAGAGTCAACTCCTGCGACACCAACACCGGCCCCTGTTACTCCATCCCTGGTATAAATTGCAACTTTTAAATTTCCCCTTTGATCTACTTGGGCATCTCCACGCTGACCAGTAGTAAAAGTGGGTTGAGTTGAATTATAAACCCCACCAATCTTTACAGGATTACCTGAATCGGTTGCTCCCGAGGCTGCATTTCCTTGGACTTGATTTGCATTCGCTCCTGTTCCGCTAACCGATCCTTTTGCAAGATAACCATAAGCAGCTGTCCCTGTGGTGGCATTATCTGCTCGTTTTCCGTAAATGGTTGCTGTTTCATAATCAACCATAAATTGACCATTTGATAAGGTAGTCACATCACCACCTTGATTACTTGAATCAGCAATAAAAGCTACCTCGGTTGCCAAAGTCGTAGCTATAGCTCCTGCAAGAACCAAAGTCGTATTTCCAAACGATCCTGTTCTTCCAAAATTTCCCAAAATTGGTCTTTGAGGAAGTTGAATCTTTACACTTGCCCCTGCTACTCCTGATGGAACCGTAAAATCTGTTCCTGCTGTAAAAGTATTTGAAATAAATTGAGCAGCTGTTTGATCAATTACTGGTAAAGCAAACTTTGGGCTAGATGTACTTTCAGCTCCCCTCTGAGGGAAAATATCACGTTGAATATTCATATAAATTAAATTAAGTTTTTAAGTTTTCCAGCTACTAAAGGCCCAAGAATCTTTTTTCGATCCTCTTGTGAAAGTTTACGAAGTTCATCAATAGATCTGATATTCATATCATTCAGACGTTTAATTGATGCAGGCCCTAAACCATTCACATTGGTCAAATCATTCGTAATTGTTCCTCCAATTTCTTTACTTCCATCCAAATTTTGAGCTTTTACTTCAATAACCCCACCTCCAAGAGCTTTAAGTTTTTCTTCTTTTTCTTTATCAATCTTTTTTTGCCATTCAGCCTGGATTTCCGGCGTTAATGCATGAATTCCATTTTGTGAACACCAAATTTCAAACTCTTCTTGAGCTTTACTTTCAAACTTAAATTCCCTTGGTCTCATTTGACGTTGAACTTTAGCAATCTCTTCAGCTTTTTCAGGAGTTATATCAAAAAGAATTGCTGCCAAATGTTCATGATGACCATTATGAATAGCATCTTTTAAAAGTTTCTGTTCAAACTCTTCAAAAATTGACCAATTAATATTTAAATCATTCGAAATTTCAGCAATCATAAAAATTTGTTAATTTATAATCTTTAGAAGGCCTCTCATTTCTGAGAAGCCCAAAAAAACTATTGAGACATATCAACCCACTGAGTACCATCATAAAAAAGATCAATAACACCAGTTGCTGCATAAGCAGTTCCAATGTTATTGGCTATATTCAAATGGCTTTTAATATTTACTGCTCCACCTCCATTTAAATTGAAGGTATTTGCTCCAGCTTGAAGAGTATGGCCTAATTTAACAAGTACACGAAGGCCAGCTGCCAAAGTTACATTGCTTCCTCCGGCATCTGTTAAAGCTCCCGCAATGGCATTGTTTGATCCAGTTTCAGAAGCAATATAGTTAATAGCCTGATAACTGGATACTGCAGCATTAAGAGTGACTTTTGAAGTAGTACCACCTCCCATCGTTAAACGATTGTTCCCGCTTGTTCCAGGAGTTCCAGTCAAAATATTTACCACTTTTATACCGGTTGCAGCTGCATTCCCTGTAGAAATAGAAACCGTATCGGTAATACCAGCTCCAGTAGCTGCAGTTGCCATATTTACATTGGCTCCAGCCACAGAGACATTAGCAAGGTTAATGGTTGAAGCCCCTGCTCCATTACCTAGCTTAACGGTCTGCGTAGCAGACGAAGATCCTACAACGATGTCACCACTTTGGGCACCACCTCCTATTGCAATTATACCTGTGCTAGGAGATGCAATGCTTATAGATGAAGCATTTGGGCCGCCTACGATGCTTACAGTACTGTTATTCAGCGTGCTTCCCATAGTTACAGTATTCGATCCACTACCTCCTGGTACACCATCAGCAATATGAACCACTTTATTACCACTTCCTGTTGAATTTCCGGTTGCAATATTTACCGTATCCGTCACACCATTCCCTGTAGCAGCTGAAGCAATGTTAGTAGTACTGCCCGCAGTGGTAACGGCAGCAATATTAGTATTGGCAATTCCAGCGCCATTCGAAATTTTTACAGTTTGTGTAGCCGAAGATGAACCCACCACTACATCTCCAGTTCCAGTTGAAAGACCTACTGTGGTAATACCTGTTGCGCCCTTAGGGACAATAGAAAGACTAACAGCTGAGTCACTTCCAACCGCTGATAAAGTCACTGCATTTGCCGAAACCGCTCCGGTGGCAGAGTTGGTGACTCTTAAATTATTGACTGCACTTGCAGTGGTTCCAACATCTAAAGCCGTGACGCTATTTGTGTCAATCAAAGAAGATGCTGTATCGCCAGGCAATGCTGTATCTACCAAAGTAAAGGTACATGAGCTGGTTGTTCCAGTATTGGTATAAAGACCCGTTACTCCAGCACCTGCATCTGTTTTTCTGAAAATTGCATTTTTAGAATATCCAGCAGTGGCTGCAGTCGGAACTGTTGTTCCATGACATTCAACAATATTCCCGCTGGCATCCAAACGATCGATTACAGGAGTTTCTGAGCCCACTGTTTGAGTTGAACCTACGATCTGAACTATTGTCTCAGTTGTTACTTGGCTTAAATCTGTTAAGGCCATAATTTTGAATATTTAAAGAATAAGAGGGGGAAATTCATCCCCCTCATTGAAAAATTTATGGAAGTGCGTTAGCGCCAGTTGAACCAACGGTAAATCTCCAATCGATTGGGTTAGGCCCAAAGAGAGTTGAAGCCAAGATATTCTCGACACCATCAATATCTTTCATTCTTTCGTGAATGCGTGGTTCCCATGCTTTAGCCATGACAAGCATGTCTTTCATTTTGTCCAAATCGACTACAAACCAGTAATTTGCATAAGCGTCTGGCATGTAATGAAGTGGCAAAACGGAAAACGATTTACCTACAGCTGCGGTAATAGTAGGTGATACCTGACCATAACCAAGATTAGCTGTATCTGGGCCATATTCAGATTGTTTCAATCTAAATGCCGTCTCCCAGTTTTGACGAGATGTAACCAAACCAAGATTAGTAGTTGGTGAAACAAGTACACCTGCATCATCCTTGAAACGATCAAGCTGAATAAAAGCTTGTTTAAGAGAAGTTGCATTGAGTACTGGATTCGTTGTAGCACCTACTGTTACAATGTTGGATTGAACAGCGAGACCTGGTTTTTGAGAAGGATGGGAAGCGCTATAAAGAGCCAATCCATCACCACCTGTAATGAAGGTTGTTCCAGCACCGAGATAAAATGTTTTAGCAAAATCCTGTTCCCAGTTCTGAAGAAGACCCTGCGCCAAACCTGTCATCATAGAATCTACCTCGTAAACGCCCATTGCTGAACGTTTTTTAAGGAAGTAATCCAATTCTTCGGTGTAAGGTACACGCTTGGTATACTTACGAACTACCATGGTCTTTGAATAACCATTGTATTTATAGTCGAGTTGATAAGACTGACCTTGAATCGTCAAACCACCTGGGCCATAACCAGAGAGAGAAGACATTTTGTCTCCAGTAGTCTGGATTTCATATTCCTTGAAAGGGAACATTTTATATTGAGCTTTTTGCGAGATTTGGTATTTCACTTGGTCGAAAGCGGAGACTATCGCCGGATCGACTACTTGTGGAATACTTAATGTTGAGTTATTAGGCATACAGAATAAAAAAAATTAAAAAGTAAAATTAAGCTTGGGCAAAAGCCAAAACTTCAGGTTCAGCAATTGAGAACCGAACAAGTGTCGTTGTGCCATCTCGATTTGGATCAAAATCAAGAATCATGACCTGACCAGAAGATCCAGCAGCGAGATTAATCGTAAAAGTTGTTCCAGATACAATAAAATCTGCATAAGCACCGATATCGGTTTGAGTAGCAGCTTGATCAGCTGTAGCTTCAAGAACCATGTCAAATGTGACTGGTTGGTATAAACCTTTTGCCAATGCAACTGTCTGATTATCAGATGTTGCTGTGGTTGTAGCTTGAGCGAAGAAACCTTCTACTTTATCGCCTGCGGCAACCGGGGCAAGAAACCCGTTAGAATCCAATTTAATTGGATCTCCGAAATCAAGAGTGACAGAATTTGCTAAAATGCACTCTTGGGAATTGGATGTATTCATCCCTTGTACTAAACGTACTCCTGACATAATAAATAAAATTAAAAATTAAAGTTTGATGTTATATCCGCGCGCTTTATTCAGTTCTGCTGCTAACCATGAGCTCTGTTCAGAGACGGGTGGTTTAGTTTCAGGCAATGGAGCAGGCTTAACTCCTCCACCGACTGATAAAGTTGGTACGGATTCTTTTTTTATTACTGGCTCTTCTGAAAATTCCATCTTGTGGGCAAATTCAAGAGCTTTTTCGTAATCTTCTTGAATGAAGGAAGGATTTAATCGATCTAAAGCGTTTTGTAACCTGACAAAATTCGGGTCATATTCATTTTCAAGAATTCCTTTTTTTGAAAAAAAACTTTTACGAATCGATTCTCTTTCACGAGTTTCTCGATCAGTAAGACGATCTTTAATTTCTGTCAGTTCCTTCTTAGTTTCATAAAGTTCAGGATTTTCTTCTTTTAATTCTTCGAGCTTAACTCGCTCGACTAATTGTTTATAAGAGCGAACACCTGTAGCACCCCAGACTTTCTGTATTACCTTATTGGCAAGCACAGGGTCAGTAGCTGCTATCCTATGAATCAAATCAGGATTTGTTGTTACAAGTTCAACCTGTAAATCAACTATCTTTCTTACTTCTTCATTCTTTTTCTCAACCTCAGATATTGCGCCACTTAACCGTTTTTTGAGAGTAGCTTGTTCGTCAGTTTCCTGTGGAACAGGGGCTTCTTTTGGTTCCTCTTTTACTTCTGGTGCTTCAGACTTTGGTTCTTCCTTAATTTCTGGAGTAGCTTTTGCAAAAGTAGGAACTTCTATTGGTTGGTCGGTAGTAGCAACTTCCGGTTGATCTTCAACCTTCTGTGCACTTGTAACTGGATCAGTTACAGGGGTGTTATCTGCCATGTTGAGTGAAAATTTAAATAATAAAAAAAGAGCATATCTTTCGATATACCCTTTTTAAGGCAGGACAATCTGGGAGCTGAAACCAGACCATACCGCCCTAAAAGCGATATATCGAGAATCAGCTCACAAATTGTAAAAGATCGTTATTTTGAAATTGCTATACCTTGGTTATAAGTAATTTTAGGCCCCTTATTTTGAGGAACTACCACATCAGCAAGCATTGCTTTATTCGAGGGGAACCCCGTCTGGGAGTTTTTCAAAATCTGCATGACTTTGGGTTGTTTCGCGTTTTTTTGCATGATGTTTAAGAATTATAAGATCATATTGATGTTTAATTTCAGCTTGTTTCAATTGGAACATAGCTTTTGCCCATTTGATCCCTAAAAATTCAGATTCTTTTTGGGCTTCCCTAAACGTTTTGTTTACTAGATCAAGTATGATGTTGTTCTCTAGCTTAATCAAACTCTTATACTTGGAGTCCAAGTATAAAGCTGAGAGGTTATCATAATCCTGTTTATTGAGGGTTTCCCGTTGGAGCTTGTCCAGCTTGAGGTATATTCGGTACACCTGGAGGAACTGCAAGAGCTTGCGCATTTTGTTGTTGGTTAAGTTGATTTTGTTCTTGCACATTTTGAGGTAAAAATTCTGGCGGAAGTGCTTGTTGAGCTATTTGCTTTGGATCACCACCCGCGAACTTTTCTGGTTTATTTGCCAAAACCGTATCGGGCATTTCAAAACCTTCTTGAATATATTGAGCGACTCCATCTTGACTAAATCCATTTGGAAATTTAGCCATAGCATCAACTCCTTCATTGACAAGAGCCTTATCAAGTTCACGAGAAGAAGCTATATTGCCAATTTCAAGATCAAGCTCGACATCCAAATCAAGATCACCGTCTTTAAGATCAAAATATCTAAATCCTTTTACATTTTCTTCTTGGAAACCTTTTTTTGATCGTACTAAACGAACATTCTGAGTTCTAACAGGTATTTTGTCGCCATTTTTAAGCATCATGCCATAATGAAGCTTAATATCATCTTTTAGAAGAGTATAAAGTCTCTTAAAAAACGAATCAGCCATATAATTCATGGTCAATTCAATCAAAGCGTTTTGTGATTCTCTGCGAATTACTGTTTTACGAGCTGTTTCACCTGAATCTACATTGCTTGTATCGTTAATATTGATACCAGTAACGCGAATAATGTCGTTATCAGTGATTTCATCAAGTTTATAAAGCAACTGAAGGTCTGATCCAACCGGAATAACGGTCATACTCTTTGGATCAATACGAATAAAATCTTGACCCCATTCAAAACCCTGCTCATCAAAACTTGAAAGAGGATCAACAGCGATAAGAGGCTTGGCTGATTTCTGCGTAATCTCCAAAAGCATAATCCTAACAAGATTTTTGATGTGGTTGAAACTTGTTGTTACATGACTATCTCCATAGCCATAAGGAGCATTTGGGATTTTATATTGAACAGCTAAAGCAAGAGGTATTTCTTTTCCTCTTCGTCCTGCAATACGAGGGATTGGTGTATCAATCTCATTTAAGAGAACATTGTTTGCGATGATATGATAGCAATCATGAATTTTATCAAAACAATGTGTTACCCTTACATAATCAACCCCTTTTGTGTCATACCAGTTTTCGTAAACTTGGCCGGTTTCTTTTTGCATTGTAGAAGAACAAGCTTTTTCTACTTTTTCTGTTCCATACTTAGCAAATTTTTCCCGAAATTCATCTTTAGAAAAATACTCATCTACCTGAGCATACTGACAATCGCTCAAATTGGTTTTGACACAATGCTCATCCAGATAGACATGTCTTATATCTATATTCTTATAGAGACATTGGCGGATTTTTTTAGTTTTCTTTTTATAAACTATCTCATCAGTCTCAGGGTTTCGTTCAGGATCTTTCACAGTTACTTCATATTCTTCAGTCATGACCATATTGACCGAAGTCCCAAAAATACGCTTTCCTAAAAATGTTTCAAAATCTGTTTCATCAGCATTTGATTCATATAAAACTTGATTAAAAAGATGTTTGAATGCCAAAGGTTTGGTTTGATCATTTGAACCCACATTAATAAAACTTACTTTTGGTTTATTGGGTATCTCAGAAGCCATGGCTCTCATGACAAGAGCATGAAGAAGCGGATATTTTAAACTTCCAAACCGAAGTCCATCACGAGAGAATATCGAGAAATCGTACTGTTCGTACAAAGTATTATAAAGAGGGCGTGAACCATTTATAGATTCACTAATAATCCCTTGAAAGAAACTGGTGATACCATTTCTCCAAAGAGATTCAAAATACACACGACGTTCGGCCATCCGTTGCCGTCGAGAAGACCATATTAACTGTACCTCAGTGTCACTTTTGGCTGTACCTAAATTCTCTTCCATTTTTTATCAACCAGCTCCAGATAAAATTTAACTATCAAACTCTAAAACCCCCTCAATATTTGAAGTTGGCAAATCTTCCACTTTTTCACATGTCATTTTGATATCTTTTTCACCTGTCTTGTAATTAAAAATTCCAAAACTTACTAAAGGCAAAAGCTTGTACTTATCGCATGTTTTGCATGAATTCTCATGATGTCCACTATGACCTTTTATTTCACTCATTACATAATCTTCTAAAGAGGCATAACCATTCGCTAGCCATTCGCTTGCTTTTAATGGCCTTCCTTCTGTAGCCCAGATTTGAAGTTGTGCTTCCATTATGGTTTTTCAGGGAATAAAGTATTTGGATTTGAGCCTACCTGTGAAGTAGAAGGCCCTCTCATAACTGGAGTAACATGCGTAAGCTGAGGCGTATTACTTAATGGAGTACCATAAATACTATTATCAGGTGGGGTTACAGGACTTACTGATACACGAGTAGGATCAGATGGTGCCCTTAGATCGAGCTTCGGCAAAGTTTTTCCAAGTTGTCCCGAAGTTTGCTTCATATCCACATACTTATTGAGTCTTTATTATGACGATCCTATATTTTTTGTAAAAAGAATCGAGTTGTAGTCTAACGTGCTGGCAACAAACCATCTTCCTGCATAAGCTGCTTAATTGTCTGTCCTGTCTGCTTAAATCTATTCACTTTTGTATAAAGTGGAGCACTCCAAAGCTCTTGCTGCATGGCCAAAGAATCAATCACATCATCCTTTTGACCTTTTGGGAAACGTAAAAGTTGCTGTTCAAGTGTTTCACAATATCCTGCTCGATGATAAACAGCTCCAGCTTTATAATGAGCTATAAGACCACGTATTTTAGTCTCCTTATCTTGTCTTGTTTTGATCTCTTCTACTCTCATAAACTGATTTCTTCTCCTCATTTCTATCTTTAAAAAGTGACTTAAAGCTTCTTGATAGGCCACTGTTTCAATTCCAACCATAGCAGGCTCATATTTTTCAAAATGCCTAAAAATCTCTTCAATAAGCTCAGATGGATCAAGTTTTGCATTCGTATATTCTAGAATGTATTTAGTGTTATCTGGGGCTACTCCTACCGTCATAACACAACTCTCATCTGCTGAAGCTTTTTTAGAAATAGCTGGATCAACTGTCGTAAATATCCGTAAATTTCCAGGGCATTCGTCATCTCGAAAATATTTAAACATGGACCGCTTAAACTCTTGAGACTCAAGACTAAATGGATTTTGCTGATACAGACAATGAAACACTTCTATCTTATTAGCTTTAGCATAAGTCTCTTTCTGCTCTAATGCCCATTCTAAACTAAATCTTTCTGGCCAAAGGACATCGCCTTTCTTTCTTTTAAATTCATCTTCTTCAGCAATTAAAGGAAAACTAATAACTTCCCATTTCTCTTTTTCAGCTGTCAAAATCATCCCTGATAAATCTGCCTCATGCCAACGAGTTTGAATGACCACAATTGCACCATTTGGCATGAGGCGCGTATACGCTACAGACAAATACCAATCCCAATTATTTTGCTGAATAACCTCAGAATCAGCATCTTGCTGATCTTTAACTGGATCATCAATAAGAAGAAGATCAGCTCCATAACCAGTCGATGCCCCACCAATACCAGTGGCAATATAAACTCCGTTTTCATTAGTAATAAAATTATCTTTAGCCTTAGAATCTTCTGATAATGAAACTCCTGGAAATATAACTTGATATCTTCTATCCTGAACTGTGTTTCTAACTTCTCTACCAAATCGTGAAGCAAGAGAATGCCCATAAGTAGAAGTTATAATCTGCTTTCTTGGATTCCGGCCAATAAACCAAGCAGGAAACATCTGAGAGCATAAAAGGCTTTTCCCATGCCTAGGAGGCATGAATATCATCAGTCGTTTTATTTCTCCTCGTTCTACAGCTTCAAGCTTCTTGGCAAGTAGCTGAAGATGCCATGCAGTCTTAAACTGTTGATTCATAGCCACAGCAAAAACAAGCAACTTATCTTTTGCTAGTGTTCGAACTGCTGATTGTATCTCTTCTTGAGTTGGCATAACAAATATGTCAGCTCAAGATAAATTTTTATTTTTTATTAAGTTCTAACCATAAATTAGCAACTGCTTCTTCTGGGGCTTCACCAGTTCCTAACCGATTACCATCTTCATATGAAGGATCATATTTAGCATATGCTTCCCATTTATGATTTATATTTGATCTACTTCCTTCTGGATAATACACTAAACTATCAAATCCAAATTCAACTCCTTCAATACAAGCTTCTATAAGCTCTGAGAGTGAAGGTATCTTGACCTCATTCTCTTCCAAATAATCATTCGTATGCTCATCATGATATGTGTAACCGCCCTCAGGGGTCATCCCACAATCACCATAACTAAATTCTTGCGACCAACCAGCATCTTTGAGTTTTTTACATAGTTCGTATGAGAGCATAGTTATTTTAAATGAGGTAATTTAACATATTTAATCTTTTTATAACCAAAACATATTAAAATAAATCCTAAAAAATTCACCCATTTAGGAAGTATTTTGATATTACTAACCCCGTTAGATAAAGGCCAAAATTTCACATAATGTCCTATCATATCTTTCTAAAATTACGTGGTTTAAATTTCTTATAACATATTTCACAAATCTTCATAGTTACCCAATCGCCAATATCGTTATAATTCTCACCAAAATACTCAGCTTCGCTTATTTTACATTTATCACATTTAATTTGCTTTTCAATTATTTGGCTTCCCCATGCACGACCGTCGTTAATTCCATGCGTGACGGTCAATTCTGTATCTATTGTTTCTAATTTTACTGGATTTTGGCTAACTGATGCACGACCGTCTTTAATTTTATGCTCTACACATCTTCCATTATTTGGATTCAAAGTATAATAATTACCATTTGTAGCAATCAACACACTAAACAAAATTTGACCGTCAGGCTTAATAACTTGTAAATCTTCACCTTCTTTGATGATCTTATGCAAATACCTTTGAAACTCTCTGAGTTTAATTGTCTTCATCTGCAATAACTTTAAGGGCTTCCTTAGCTTGTTCTGGAGTCATTATAAGGTCTTTTCCATCTTTACCAGTGTGTTCATTCCTTTGAGAGTATTTATCCTTCTTTAAACGCTCTAAAACAAATTTAGTAGTATCCAAACCTATTCTTTCATCATTAGAATCCAGATATTTACCGAGATTGATCTCTGCTTTTTCCACTAACTTTCTTTCTCCGAGGGCATCTGAGAGCCAAGTAGGCATCTGTGCAGTGATAACTTCAGCATACTCTTGTTCATATCCTGCTTTCAAAGCAGACCTTAAAGCATTACTGAATGTTTCACTTTTTGGATCTAGATAATTGGCAAGGAATAGAGACTGACGAGGGTCTGCTTTATATTGATTGGCTCCATTAGGATTGTTTCTCATAAATTACTTTCTTGAATAAGTTGATTAAAAGTTTCATCGATAGTTCTATCCTTCTGGGCCAAAAGCTCTACAAAACACTGTTCACACGAGATTTTAAAAGTTACATTACCTACAAGAATACTGTTGTTTATCTCTACTAAAATCCCAATAGGTTTTCTACATTGAGAACAGTATATTTTATTATTTGGGTTCATCTATTGGGTTTTCAAGGATAAGTTGATTCAAATACTCATTAATCTTAGCATTTATATGCCATTTCTTCTCTTTACATATTCTTAGTACAATCTTCCAACGATTAGGCTCTGGGAAAATAGTTTTATGAGGATAATTTGTCAGTTTTATGAACATTCAGCTTAATTATTAGATTTGTCATGGGGAGGATATTCGTAACAGTTAGAACAGGGCATTTCTTCTCCACAGTTTTTACAGATTTCTTCTTGTAAAGATTTTATTGTTACTCTAGTCATAAATTATTTATTAGTATCAACTAAAACAAAACCAAACTTTTTAAAATACTCTAACTCTTCTGATTTTAGATTCTTTTCTCTAGTATATTTATTTTCAATAATTCCTGATGATTTTATAAGTAAACATTTTACCATTTTATTTTTGGTATAAATCTCTTCATCTCTATAATCTATTTCTAATGCCACACCATTGAAAGAAATACTAGAATCCCAAGTTCCCCCTGTATAAAATTTCAAAATTTGGTCATGTTCACCTATTTTTGAGGTTACTTTTTCTAAAACTTCTTTCAAATCCTTCAAAAGATCGCCAATACGAGTTATTTGTATAATTAAATTTTTAAAAATCTTCATAAATTATTTTTATCGAAGGGCGGCCCACCATCAGACCGCCCAACCACTATCCACCAAAAGCAAATATTTATTGCTCCTAAAGCATATACCTAAAAAATGGCTTATGCAAGCCAAAATATCATATCAACCAATATCAACCAATATCAATCAGCATTGGAAATTGATCACAAAAAAAGACACCCTGTAATGAATGCCTTTGGTAGAATTGCTACTATGAAGGCCGATATTGAGGCGAAAACTTCTCATGTATTTCCTTAAGGCGACTATTTTTTACATGAGTATAAATCGTTGTAGTATTAATATTTGAATGTCCTAAAAGTTTTTGTACAGATCGAATATCAGCTCCATTTGAGTATGATTCAGTCGCAAAAAAATGACGCAAAACATGAGGAGTTACTTTAATGTTTATTCCTGCCTTTATTGCATATCCTTTAACCATTCTTTGACAAGCTGCTGGATGAATGCGTCTTTTTTCCGGATTATTTTTATAAATTCTATAAGCTTTATAATTAATAAATAAAGCCGGAAAATCATCAGTTCTTTGATCTAAATATTCTTTTAGATAAAACAATGCCACTTCAGACAAAAATACTAATCTAAGTTTTCTCCCCTTTCCAATAACCGGCAACTCTTTTCTATTAAAATCAATATCATTCCTATTTAAGGATGCCAACTCAGATATACGAAGCCCTGTAGAGCACAACATTTGCACTATAGCCCTATTTCTATATGCTCTGATACCTTTCCCCTTAATTTGGTCAAAAAGCGTTTTAAATTGATCTAATTCAATCACATCAACTTTTCTTTCCGGTACTTTTGCTAAAACTATTCTTTCGGGATTTACCACATTCAATCCCTGAGCCAAACAATATTTTAAAAAATTTCTGATAAAAATCATGTAGTGATTTTGAGTCTTTACTGTAAGTTTATCTCCATTATCTTTTTTCCATTCAAAAAGATGCTGACGAAAATCTTGAATCTGGAAAAAAGATATCTGCTCCACATTAATATCTCCAATGAAATTAAAAAATCTCTTAAGCGATAATTTATAATTTATCATTGTTCTGGGTGCTGGATTTTTCTCAATTTGGAAGTGAAATACAAATCTATCAATAGCCTCTTTTAAAAACATAAATTAAAAATGAAAGGTCGGGATGATAAAGGCACAACCTTCCATTTGTCAAATTTTTTGTAAAATTCTATTTACTTTTTATTTTATATCGTGTAATATTGAGTCAGGTCAATCAGTTTGCATCTTTCTGCAAAAGTTCTCAGGTACGATAGTAGTTCAACTACCACTAAACCACTACCGCAGAACATAAGCATCTAAAGAGTCAAATTGATTGATAACAATTCAATCTTTTAACTCTTTTTTTATGTCTGAAAAAATTATACATGGGGAACCACAATTAACAAGGGATAATTCAAGCCCTATTACCTACGTTTTACACCGTGATGTTCAAGAAGCTTTTGGGCATTATTTAGTGACACTTAAAAAAACTTTTAGAGGAATAAATAAAAGCTATGCCATGAATAAGCTCCTTCGTAAATTGCTTATGAACGGTTATATGGAGGAAGGGAACTCATTATCAAACAATCATATCACTATTCATACTTCCAAAATCTAACCCACCATCACCATGAAAACATTATCTTTTGTCGCTCATCTTGCGGGTCTTATAAGCTTCGGACTTGCGGGATTAATCTTCTTTCAAGCTTTAACATTTTTGCTTCAAAAATAACCCTTAAAACAAAAAAATATGAAAAACAAAAACACACAACCTGAAATATATACACGGATAGAAGAAAGAAAAGATTACGATGTTGAACACACTCTCAAGATATTTGGAAGGTTCCATATCGAAAAAATAGTAAAAACAATACCTAAAAAATAAATATGGCTAGAAATAGAATGATTAAACCAGAATTCTGGGAAGACGATAAAATCGGGGAATGTTCCCCGACTAGTCGTCTACTATTCATCGCTCTTTGGAACTTCGCAGACGATGAAGGATACCTGGAGTACAGAATTAAATGGATAAAAGCTAAATGTTTTCCCTACGACAACCTAAAAATTGAACCTTTGATAGATGAATTAGTACGAGTTGGAAGAGTTGAGGTGAAGTCAAACATCATCTGGATCAAAAACTTTCTAAAGCACCAAAAAATAGAGAAGCCAAAAGAGTCTAACCTAAGCCAGATATTCAAAGATTCCCCGACTCCTCCCCGACTCCTCCCCGACTCCTCGGCTACTAAAAGAGAAGAGAAAGGAAGAGAAGAGAAAGGAAGTAAAAAAGAAATAGAACAGGTTGTTGAAGAGTATGAAAAACATTTTGGAACTAAAATATTGTCCCTAACTGAAAAACGTAAATCTCAAATCAAATCTAGGCTGGAGAGTTTCGGACTTGAGAAGGTCAAACAAGCTATTGAGAACTTCTCTACATCCCCTTTCCATCGTGGTGACAACGATAGGAACTGGAAAGCCGACATAGATTTTATTATCCGGAGCGATGAGCAAATCGAGAAAGGATTGAACCTTGAACAAAAAACAACTCAAACAGACGGTAACCGTCAAATCGTACAAGCCTTAACCAAAGAACAATATGAATCTCTACATGAACAAAATTAGCATCGAAAAAAGCAATGTTATGAATCCTCTTTTCATCAAACCTATTCTCGAAGGTATGAATCCTTTGGCTCAGGATGAAGCAAAAGTTTGTAAAGCTTGCGGAGTTCAGCTTAAAAAACTTTCGGTAAAATCTGAAAACTTAGGCATTATCGAACTTTGGCCTTCCGAATGTGATAAATGCAAAAATAAAGCCTATCAAGAGCACGTAGAAGCTGAAAAATGTGAGGCCTTTGAACAGAACATTTACAAATGTTGCGGATACCAAAACCGCCCTTCTAAACACCTCAATGTCGTTGTTGGGTTTGGAACAATCAAGGAAGGATTTAAATGGCAAAAAGAGTTTTTGGATTATATCTTCGATGCTTGCACGAAAAAGATAGAAAAGGGTGCGTTTGTTTTCGGTAATACCGGAAGCGGAAAAACTTATATCGCCAAAGTCATGCACAACGAGCTTATCGCTCAAAACGAGAATTCTTGCCTTATCAAAGCTGTTGACCTTGCAATAGTACTTCGAAAAGAAACTTTCTCGAAAGACGATTATAAAAAAGTTTTAGGGCAATTCAAGAATGTGGACACTCTGATTGTCGATGATTATGGAACGCAAAAGAATACCGACTTCGTGAAAGAGGCTATGTTTTCAATTTTCGATTATCGCTATGAGAACGGAAAAAGAACCGTTATCACGACAAACTTAGATAATCTAGACATCCAAAAACATGAACCACGCTTATTTTCAAGAATTATGGATCGTGGCTGGATGAAGCCATTTAAATTTACTTCTTATGATTTACGCTCATGAAAATAATCCGCACCAAAATTGAAAGGTTCCGTGCCCTCAAGCAGATAGTCCCAAAGCAAAGCCAGTTCCCAAAACCAGTATTCCGCTGCATGGACTGCAAAAACATCTTCAAAGAACAACTCATGTACTGCGATAAATGTATCCAGAAAGCCGACAATAAACAAAACGAAATTCGTTTTCATCAATCACTTTAATCACCTTTAACCCCACCACCATGACAACATCACAAAACACATCAATGGCTCTATGGAACGAGCAAAGCTCAGTACAGGAAATAAAAAAACTGTACGCGCCAAATTTAAACGAGAACGAATTTAAGATCTTTCTTAATATCGGAAAGTCAACTGGTTTAAATCCATTTTTACGTGAAATATGGGCCGTAAAATATGGCCAAAATCCAGCTTCGATATTCATTGGACGTGATGGTTATCGAAAATCTGCACAATCGGATGAAGACTATGATTATCACGTTGCGGACGCTGTTTATTCCAAAGATGAATTTAAAGTTGAAGATGGCATTGCTAAGCATAATTATAGCCTGAGCGATAGGGGCGTATTGGTTGGTGCTTATTGTGCCGTAAAGCGAAAAAGTTCAAGCAAACCAAACTTTGTTTATGTTGAACTAAAGGAATACACAACAGGTCAATCTTTGTGGGCTAAAAAGCCAGCAACAATGATTAAAAAGGTTGCTGAAGCTCAAGGACTTCGCATGACATTCCAGGAGCTCTTTGCTGGAACCTATGAAGAATCTGAAAACTGGCAAAAGCCAGTAGTAAATGAACAGACTGGTGAAATAACGGAAGAAAAACAATCTGAAGCTGTTCAAGGCGAAGTGATAGAAAAGAAAACAGCACGAAAAGCAAAAGTCAACTTTGAAGAAGGAGACAAACTTGCCAGCGGAATTTCTAAAAAGAACGGTAAAGAATGGTACGCAATCGACAAAGCTAACGGTAAGAGAGAATTCATCCGCGAAGATCAATACGATTATTTGTACGATCAAACATCCGGAAAGAATCTTGTGAAGGCTCAAGATGTCGCCTCGACAATGGGTGGTGAAGTTATGGATGATGGAGCTCCTTTCCCTACTGAATAATAATTTTTTATGAAACTAAAACCAAAATTCTACGGAAAAGTCGAAAATGGGAAATTGAAATTACAAGATCGAGAACAATTCACCTCATACGTTTCAACTCTCAAAGGAGACGTAATGATCACAATTGACAAGAGGTACAAGCAAAGATCAGACAAAGAGAATCGATACTACTGGGGTGTAGTCCTTCCTCTTCTCTGCGAATACATGGGCTATACGGACGAAGAAATGCACGAAGCGATTAAATGGAAGTTTCTGCGAAAGGAAACTTTATTACAGCCAAAATATGAAGAACTGCCAACCGTAAGAAGCACAACCACACTAACAACTATAGAGTTTGAGGAACTGATGGAAAAAATAAAAATATGGGCTGCCGAATTTGGGATTTTAATTCCTGATCCTAACCAAATTGAACTATGAAAAACTGGAAAAAGAAATTCAAAGAATTATTCCCTGAAGGTTTAGGAGAAGAAGGGAATGGTTGTAATGATCCTGATTGTTGTGGAGAAGCAGGATTTATAGACCGAACTGATGACATAATAAATTTTATTGAAAAACTTCTTAAAAATTCACATGAAAAAACCAAAAAAGAAAAGTATCTCAAAACTCAAAAAAGAAGCAGACGCAGCCTTTAGCCTCTACATCCGTACCAGAGACTCTAAAAACGGTTTATCAATCTGTTTTACCTGTGGAGTCATGAAACCCATTAGTGAGATGCAAGGCGGTCATTATATGCCAAGGAATCATTTAAACACACGATATGACGAACAAAACAACCATACTCAATGCGTTTCATGCAACGTTTTCAAACATGGGAATATGCCAGTCTACACTATCAGGCTTATGGAGAAATACGGAGACGATATCATCAAAGAATTATACCGACGAGCAAGAGAAATAAAACAGTTTAGAGAAGCGGATTATTTAGAACTTATTGAAACCTATAAAAACAAGCTAAAAGATTTTAATTCTTAACCTCATAAAATCATGGCTAAAAATACAAACACAGGGAATGACAATACTGGCTACTGGAACTCTGGCTACGGGAACTCTGGCTACGGGAACTCTGGCGACAGGAACTCTGGCGACAGGAACTCTGGCGACAGGAACTCTGGCTACAGGAACTCTGGCTACGGGAACTCTGGCTACGGGAACTCTGGCAACGGGAACTCTGGCGACAGGAACTCTGGCTACGGGAACTCTGGCTACGGGAACTCTGCAAATCGACAATCTGGAATCTTTAACAATACTGAATGCACTATTCGTATGTTTAATAAAGATTCTAGCAAGAAATGGGATGAAATAGATCATCCGCATTTTAATGAATTTTATCTTTGCAAATGGGTTTCATGGCCCGAAATGACCGCCGTAGAGAAAAAAGAAAATCCACAGGCAGAGGTTACTGAAGGATATTTGAAAAAATATGAGTACAAAGAAGCTTGGGCTAATTTTTGGAGAGATACAGACTAGGATAACCGCAAGAAGTTTTTAAATCTTCCTAATTTTGACGCTGAAGTGTTCAAGGATATCACGGGAATTGAAGTAAATGGCAAATCGAAAGAGAAAGAGGAGCTTATGAATAAAGCTAATGAATTGATAACCAAGGCTAATGAGTTAAAAGAACAAGCAGAAAAAATGTAAAAAATAGGTTTGCTGTTTGACAATTAGGCATCATGGGGAGGTGGCGGAATAGGTAGACGCTTCGTGCAGGCGCTTTCAAGATTATGTTTTGACGCATGCTAGCTGTCTGACGGACAGATATGGAGTTACCAATACTTCAAAACCAAATTGGGTAAGCACGTTAATCATGCAGGGTGCAAATCCCTGCCCTCCCCTTCTAATATCTTCAAAGCAGGTGTGGCGGAATACTGCAAGACGCTACTCATGGGGATTGTACAGCCCTACTATGTTGCAACGTAGTAATGAGGAGGAAGGATACGACCATGCAAGGGTGGAAGTCCCTTGCCACCTGCTTTGAGGATGTTAATCCTCCCTATACAAGACGTGGGCCGATATTGGCTATCCACGATGGCAGAAATTTTGGGAAGTAATTGCAACACATTATTGTACCGAAGCAACTTCTGAACTTGTAAGGGCCCAGCTAAATATCTAGAGGGGTCCACCAAAAAATATCAATTCTTACTCTGGATGAGCAGACAGTGGCGGAAAGAGACGCAGGGCAAACTCGGTGACGAAAGCCAAGTCCGTTATCTGGTCGACACAGACCCGCAAAAGGCTTTAAGGCGTGTGAGCTAACTATACGAGTCATGATACGGGTGGGGTAATTCCTCCGGTAGCCTCGGCAATGCTCGCCTGTCTGCTCTTCTAGGGAAAGAATTCCCTTTCTTATTTCTTAATTTTCTTTATGGCAAAACCATTTCTAAAGAAAAACTCTAACCTAAAGAAGGTAGTTCAGAATCTGAACCGCCCTCATAGGTCTCCTGAATCAGCACGACTGTTTCGTGGAGTTGAGTTGCTACTTGAAGAGGTAGAAAAACTCAAAACGACTCTAAAAGAGTTCGTCAAAAAAAACAAGTAAAACCTCTGCTGCCCTGTACGTATTGATACCTCTATAAGGCCAAGTGTCTTCACTAGAGACTATCGTTTACGGCAGGGTAGTAAACTTTATTATTTAATTTTATTTCAATGGCAAATTATAGAATATGTCCTAAATGTTGTCAAAAACTTTGGTTTAAAGATACGTCTCATGACTGCAGGATAAAACTACCAATACATTTGCGTAAAGAGAAAAAAAAGCAATAAGTAACCTTTCCCATCAAAATATTTATTATTCTTTATCTCCATCACCATGCAAACACAACAAATTATCCAATCCAATGTTAATATCTTACGAATAACAAACCTAAAAAAGGGTGACGTATTCAAAATGATTTCAGATCCATCCTATGGCTCCCCAGAACTTCATTATGCTGTAGTTTTAGATTTATTTAATTCTGGGGAAAAAACTTTTATTCAAATATTGCAATATCAAGCTAGCTATTCCAATGTTAATGCTTCAATCAAAATACTGAAAGGAACAGACGATATAGCTATTTTCCCTGCTTCAAAAGAAGAAGTTGAAAAATATTTTGAAGATGCGATTGAGAATCTATCAAAAGATATTCTTAAAAAAGAAGAAGAACTTGAAAAAACTCGTACGGGACTTGAAAAAGCAAAAGAGTTTGTTTCAGGCGAACTCTCTAAGCAATTAACGGTTGTGGAATATGAATCGATACCACTTTTAGCTAACTAATAATCAAAAATAATTTTATCTCTTAAACAAAAACCTACTATGGAAACAAAACAAACCTCAATCCCGGTAGATTCTATCTTTACAGATAGTCTTAAAAAGAAAGTAATTATCTTTTCAATGGTCGCAATCGTTGCTTTATTCGTTGTCGTTAATTGGTATGGCCAAGCTCAGGCCAATAGAGAATATAAGCCTCTCTCTCCACAATCAGAACAGGGCTGGCAAGAAAAACGTAAAGCATTATGCGAACAAGAAAAGGTTGTGGCGCAAGCAAATCTTATGGATGTAGCACATGGGATTACAATCAATAAAGATCTCAATACTCTTCCTCTAAAACGTGATATGGTCTGTGATTTTCAGAAGGCACAACAGTAAAGCCAAAAACTGTTAAACAGGGCGTAGTGCAACCTACGCCCCAAGTACTCCCCGAGAAGGAAGTAAAACAAGTATCGTTTGATCTGGATAAATTGGCAAGGTCCGTAAGTGTGGCTGAAACCTCTGGATGCACAAAAGGGTCAGCTCTCTCAGTAAAGAACTGTTTTGGCATCATGGTTTTCGATAAAAATGGCAATCGATCTCTAAAACGGTTCAATAGCCATGCCGATTCTTTTAAGGAGTTTAAACGCATCTGGAGCACTCACTATAAGGCATTCCCAAATCAGGAACTTGCAAATAAATGGGTAAATGGAAACTTTAAAGCTACAACTCAAGGATCAATCGAATGGCTCTCTACGGTCATCCAAAAATATAATCAATCTTAATTTTTTACCCAAATAAACATGAAAATCTACACAACATTCCTAGATTCAGAACTCAAAGAGATCTTTGAATCAAAACCAACTCACGGTATCGAACTCTTTAAAAAGAAGATTCATGAAAAAATGAAACGTCGTGAATCTGAAGACAAGAAACGGGTCAAATTTTTATCTCAATATCTCTAAAATATGGAACATTCTGAATTACTTGAATCCTCTACTCTTGGAACTATCGTCCCTCCACCAACCTTTGAAGATAGTCCTGAAGATACACAGCCAATCTCTAAAGCTGAAATAGCCAAAGCTGCTTATGATCAAGCAGTAGAACAGGCCAATGGCGATCTTAAAGCTATACACAAAGCTCAGGATGTTTTAAGGCGGTCTGTTGGCTCTGTAATGGCTGAGCGTATAGTTACTCATAATCTAGCCGAAAGACAGTTTAGAATTATAGTTTCAGGCCTTCAGCTTGAGCATTATGAAAAAGTAAATGGTTTAGTTGATGTTTGCTCTGATTCTCGCTTTATCAGGGCTAAAAATGAACTCACCCGTATAGTCGGACAGATGAGAGCAAGCGAGGTTTTACATGATATTTTTACTTAATTATGTTTCCAAATTATAAATTTTTTTTCTTTAAAGATAAATGGGAAGACTTAGGAGAAATTTCTTCACAAGAAATAAATTCTAATGAAAGTGATCCAGATTACCGATTTGGTTACTTATCACATAGATTTTGTAATTCAATAGTTCATATTGGGAAAGAAAATGAAAAATTATTTTATTTTTGTCCTAGATGTTATGTGGAAGTTGAAAAGTAATTAAATAATTAACCTTTATACCTTATGAAACCAGAACCTCAAAAAATAAGAACCGCAAAATTTATCGGTAAAATTAAATTAGGAACTCATGAAATTGAAGTTGCTGTGCTTGATGATGGCGAAAGGGTAATAACTGAAGAAGGGCTGAAATCATTTTTTGATCTTTTGGAAAATGGCTCTTTAACACAACCAGAAGCGGAACAATTCTTTATTAATTTACGAAATCTCAATGAATGAACCTCAAAAAAGATTCCCTAAAGTAAGTAACTGCCATAGAGCAGAATTAGGTGTTAGTTATGGTGGCGAAGGTACAAATTTCTATTACTGTACTCAAGAAGATTGTCGACAACCCTGTAACGCTGTACCTGATGAAGGGCTGGAAGAGAAGAAATGCAAATGCCCTTTAAATCGTGGGATTAAAGGACATGAAGTGTATTGTCCACTTGGTGACTACGCTCCCCTCCCCCCTCCTGACGCTAAGGAGGAGAAGAGAGTTATGGAGCAAATAATTCAAAAAGCTTATGAAGGTGGCTTGGATAAAGCAGAATATTCAAATCTTCCTTCCTTACTTTTAAAACCTGTTTTTTGGCAATCCCTTGGGAAAGCTATGGATTGGGGAAACGAAAAGATAAATTTCGCTTGTTGTGATTGGAAATGGTATTGGCACTCTTTTATTGACCATCTTGCATTCGGGAAGTCAATTGAATCCTTTTTTGAACAATTTTAACCCAAAATCCCCATGACCAATATCATTTCTCAAATAATGACCAAGGATGAATTCATCAAAATGTATTGCGAAAATTCTGGCTTTAAAAGCTTTGAAGAAGAAGGTTTAATCGCTCTTCCGTGCCAATGTGATTATGAAGAGTGTAAAGGTTGGGCAGCGATTGAAAATATCCCGCGATGCATCAAGTCTCATAATGAACTTTATAACCCCAACTCCCCATGACCAACACCCCCGCCCCAGAAGAGAAAAAGAAAAAATGTCTCGCTGGATGCACAGGCCATATAGTATATTCTGGTGATTCAGAAAATTTAGATTTTCCAACGCAAGAAGATATAAAAAATGCGGAAAAGAAAATAGAAAAAATTGCTGCTGATGCTTATGCTTATGCCAAATCTCGAAAGCCCGACAAACTCGCCGAGGCTAGGGATTTGGTTAAAAATTGGGAAAATTTTATTTGGAATCACTGTGAACGCCCTAATGAATCAACTCAAATGTGTGTAGCAAAACTCTTGGCTGCTCAAGATTTAGTGAGCCGAGCGGAACAGAAAGAGGAAGAATTAGAAAATAATAGACAAATTAAAAGAGACTTATTATCTATACGAAACAGCTCTGATCTGGCAGAATTAGAATCAAAAATTATCAATCCTTAACCCTTTCAAAATGTATCAAATAAGCGATAGAATAGTCACATGGTTACCAAAAGAATCCATCGAACCAGAAGCATTACAGCAACTCTACAATATCTCTGAAATGCCATTTGTTTTCAAGCATTTGGCCGTGATGCCAGATTGCCATTTGGGGAAAGGAGCCACTGTAGGGTCTGTAATTGCTACCAAAGGAGCGATAATTCCTGCTGCTGTGGGTGTAGACATAGGTTGTGGCATGATTGCCGTTAAAACTCAATTCAAACGTTCTGATTTACCATCAGATCTTAAGGCTATGCGAATAGGGATTGAGCGCAGAGTGCCTTGCGTTGGGCGTATGCCAGTTTATAATTCAAAGATTCAGCCAACCGCTGAGCCACGCATTGCGGAGTTAAAAGAGCTGGCTTCAAAACTAGGTGCTGATCCTGAAAAGTTTGATAAAAACTGGGAGCGTCAACTAGGCTCTTTGGGAGGCGGAAACCATTTTATTGAAATCACAATAGACGAAGAAGATAACGTTTGGGCGTTTTTGCATTCTGGAAGCCGTGGAATCGGAAACAAAATGGCTTGTCATTACATCAAGGAAGCTCAAAAGATATGCCAAAAATACCTTATTCAGCTCAAAGATCCTGATCTTGCCTACTTAGTCGAAAGTGATCCAATGTTTAAAGAATACATTGCACACCTAAATTGGGCTCAGCATTTTGCTCTTTTGAATCGAGAAGAGATGATGGAAAGGGTCTTGTTAGAGCTTAAATATACTATCGGAGAAGTAGAAGAACTTGAAAGAATTAATTGTCATCATAATTTTACCCAAAAAGAGCATCATTTTAATCAAGATGTTTGGCTCACTCGAAAAGGAGCCATTTCAGCACGCGAAGGGCAAAAAGGCCTGATCCCTGGGAGTATGGGGACGGCAAGCTATGTCGTATCTGGCCTTGGATGCGCCATGTCATTTAACTCTTCCCCTCATGGAGCTGGTCGAAGATTCAGCCGGAATAAAGCAAGAAGTCTCTTCACTATGGAAGATATGAAAAAAGACATGGAGGGTATAGAATGCAGATACGAAGAATCTTTGCTTGATGAGCTTCCGGGTGCTTATAAAAGCATTGACGAAGTTATGCAAAATGCTTCCGAACTTGTAAAGATCGAACATACTTTCAAGCAGATTCTTAATGTAAAAGGTGACTAATTCCTAATCCTTAAATATGAAAAAACTACTCTCTTGGCTTAAAAACTATTTCATTGTTTGGTTTGGTTTAACACTTTTAATTTTGATGGTTTGGAGTGGGCGCATTAAAGAAGCTGAAGATCGCTCTACCTGCCCACTCCCTTTGTCAATCTATACCGATGAAAATGGTGCTCAAAAATGCCTTACTAATGAAGAATACTCAAACATCATATCTCCTCGTTTTTCTAGAGTTGGAGATGATGAAAGAGGTGTAGATTGTTATATCCTAGACCAGGGAAAAGCTAATCAGACTATGTCTTGCATGAAGCAAAATGTACCCACGCCATGAGCCGGCACTTTGGCTACTTAATTGATAAAATGCTATTGACTCTGTGCCCACAGATTGATACAATAGGTACGTAAGATCAATTAACCCAATATTTTATGAAAAGCTTATTTAAAAAAGATGCTCATGGCGAAGGGGTTACAACGTATGATTTTTTGCCACTTTCTCAAGTTTCTATTTATGCTCAAAATACAATGTTTGCTAATGACTTCGCGGTGCTTAGTGGATATAAATTGCTTCCATCAAAAATCTTCAAAACATTAGAGGAAGCAAAAGAATATATTTTAAGTTTGGCAATTATCCACTTGACGCACCTACGTTGATTATTTCTTAGGCTTCTCTTTATCTTTCGTCACTATTTTTAAGGCCTCCTCAAAAGGGAGGTCTATTTTTAGTGTCTTCTTATACTCCTCTGAGCGATTTCTACCGAGCGTGTCTTTTTTTTGTTTTTCTTCAGCCATAAATTAACTTAATGGAATTACTATATCAATTGCTCTTGCTATTACAAAAGGGGTTTGGTATCATGCAAAGTGCTTAATTCTACAATATAACCAAACCCCCAATGACGAACAAAAATGTTCTCTGAGAAGATATCAAAAAACATTTAAATAGTAAACTGCAAGAACTTGCAGATATTATTAATGAAATCGAAAAAC